AGGCTAAAGGACTGGGTTGTGGCCAGTCATATACAAATGGAAAATCTCTTCTACCGATGGGACAAATTCGACGCCAAAGGCCCCTGGTCGGGTGTGCTCCGTGAGCTTATCTCTTCGTCCAATGAAGAAGACGCGTTGAGGAAGACATTCGCCCGGCGAATTCGGGCGCTCTACGACGGGGTCGATTTATCCGAACCGATCCACAATCCGCTCTTCAAAGACCCAACCGCTGGACCAACAGCGCCATCGCTCCCGATGACCCGGAAGCACCTAAGAGTGATTATGCTGAATCTAGGTTCCGAGTCCAACGCCCGGGTTCTGGCCGGTGGGTATGGGTTAGAAGAAGCGGATATCGTCAATTGGGTCAACCGTGTCGCCACGAAGAAAGATTGGGACTTCGTCCAAGGAATGTGGGACATCTTCAAAGACATCAAATCCCGCTCGGATACCATGTATCGGTCCATGACCGGCGGCGTTCCGGCCGAAGATGTCCTCGCTCGGCCGATTGCTACTCGCTACGGGCAATACGCGGGCGGCTACTACCCGCTCATCCACCACGAAAGCTTGCAGATGCCAGGGCTACTTGGCAAGAACCCAATGGAACAGGAGGGTTACTTCCGCGCTTCTACCCCGGCCGGGTATATGAAAGACCGCACTGGCGCAGTCTACCCGGTGTCCTTAAATCTCAGCACCATGTATGGCCGAATGGCCCAGATGCTCCACGATATCGCCCTTCGGCCGGCGGTCACCAACGCGTCGAAAATCTTCTACGACAAGGACATCTACAACGCAATCCGAAACCACTATGGCCAAGCCTACGCGGACATGCTGGTTCCGTATCTCCGCGATGTGGCCAACGCCAGGAACTTCCGCTCCAGGGACGTTGCGGCCGTTGAGAAGTGGTCGGAATTCTTCCGCCAGAATATGGTAACTGCGCTAGTCGGCTTCAACCCAGGCACAGTCCTCAAACACGGCATGACCGCGGCGGTTCAGTCCATGCAGCAGGTCGGCATGAAACCCTTCATGCGGGAGCTTATCCACCTATTCGGAACCGACGACGAAACCGGCAACAGCAACTTCCGCTTCGCCATGGACACTTCCCAAGAACTCCAACGCCGGATGCGCAATGCACAGGAGACCCTCTATGGAGCAGGTGAAACCCTTGAACCGGCCGGCAAACTCGGCTCGTTCCGTCAGGCCATCATTTCGGCGGCTTCCAAGCCCGTCGCTCTCGCCGATCTCATGTCGGCCGTCCCTACATGGCTCGCCGCCTATCGTCGGGAAATGGCCGACCATGGTAACCACGGGCTTGCCGTCGAGATGGCTGACCGCGACGTTCGGTTCGCACACGGATCATCAGCTATCACTAGCAAACCAAGCGTGATGCGGACGGGGCCGATGGGCCGGTGGATAACCAGCCTCTATAACTTCTACAACCACATGATGAACCACCACGCAGAGATGGTCTGGCGAACCGGCGAGGCGATTGGGTTAGCGAAGGCCGGTGACTATGGCGCAGCCAAGGCCCAGGCCGGGAAGGTAATGTCGCAGCTTATCCCCTACGTCATAATCCCCGCCGTGATCGAGCAGATGGTCCAGCCGATGGGCCATACTGACAAAGACTCCTGGGCCTGGTATTTGACCAAAGCCCAACTCTCGTTCCTAGCCGGCGGTTGGACCGGGGTCCGCGACATAGCTCGCGCAGTCTTCGAAGGCGGCGAACCGACCTTCGGCCTCGCGCCTACCGCAATGCAACACCTATGGGCCTTCGCGCGGGACCTGGAAGCGAAGCACGCGTTTGATCCGGCGAACCGTAGTAAGCTCCTAGACGGCGCCGCCCATACCATGGGCGCCCTCGTTGGTATCCCGGAGCAATTCGGCCGAACCGCGAGGTTCCTATACGATTGGGAGGAAGGGAGGCAGAAGCCGCATGGCCCATGGGGTTGGCTCGAAGGACTCCGCTATGGCCAGATCAAAGGCCACTCGCAGACCCTCGATGACTACATGGCGCCGCTGTATGGCGAAAAAGGGAAGGTATATAAATGATGGCCAGAAGAGATGTTCTCGACCTCAGCCACTGGCAGACCGTCATCGATTGGTCGGCCATTAAGGCCGAAGGGGTGGTAGCGGTGATCCTCAAGGCCTCGGAAGGAACCTCGTATAGGGATGACAAGTATAACGCATTCCGCGCCGCTGCTCTAGACGTGGGCCTTGAAGTGGCCAGCTACCACTTCCTCAAGCATTCTAACGTTGTGAATCAAATGGAATGGTATCTCGCCAGCGCACAGCCCGATCCCGGCGAGCGGGTATGCATCGACTATGAAGACCCGGCCTGCGCTTTAGACGACCTCCACGAGGCCCTCGACGCCATTGAATCTCTTCGGCCGGATTTGCAGCTAACCGTCTACGGCGGGCATCTACTAAAGGACCAGCTCAAAGGCATGTGCGATGGCGATCTCGCCCCACCCCGAACCTCTCTGTGGATCGCGCAATACACCACCGGCGAGGTCAGTTGGCCCTCTGGCACTTGGCCCTACTGGTCGCTTTGGCAATACTCCGATGGCAAGGCCGGGGCCAGTCCTAAGAATTGCCCTGGAGTTTCCGGGGCCGTTGACACTAACATGTTCAACGGAACCAAGGACAACTGCTTCCGCTGGTTCGGGCCTCCGGCGATTTCGGCCCCATCGGCCATTTCCCTGACTGTTCCTGCCGGAACAGTCATCACCATCAACGGGAAGGACTTTACCGCGCCATGACCAACCAGGAACCCATTAAGGCCGCGGGCCAAGTAGCCACTACCCTCGCTGAGGGCTTGAAGTCCCAACCGATCCTTATCGGGTTCCTTCTCATCACTGTTGTATTTATGGCTTTGGTCTATGTGCAGGCGCGGGACACGCGGAAGGGTGAGCGAGAGAATATGCGGGTTATGATCGAGAAATGCATTCCAATCCTCAACAGGGCCGAACTATTGAAGCTGTTCCCGGCGGACGGAATACCGCCGAATGCCAGTGACTGAGTCAACCCCGATGCAGAATATCTGCCCGCTACGCTCCAGCACCTCTATCACTCTAACAATCGAATGTAGCGGAACCCTGTCCCTAGCGTAGCGAATAATCTGGCCTTCGGTGATCCCCTTCCCCTTGTCCGCTATCATCAAATAATGCGTTATCTCTTCCATCGCCTGACCGTCCGAGTTGACCGATCCGGCCTTAAACACCTCCGGCATCCAGTTCTCGGCCTCGTGCAGCCAGCTCATCGCTTGGTTAAAATCCTCGCGCGTTAGCACCAGCCCGTCCGACTTATCCACCGCCGAAATCATACTCAACTTATAAACAGTCGTTTTTCTTCTTGAATTATAATGCGTCAGCTTCGGATGCCCTGGCGCCGGACTCTCCCCCATGCCCCGCCAGAGGTTAATACAATCCCTATAATCCTGCGTTACATGAAATTGCCCCATAAGGGTGCTAATCGACAGAAGATCATGTTCTAGATCGTCGGTCTTAATCTGCGCTTTCGGGTCGAAGTCATCCCCGACAATTCGCTCATCCGAGAACACCATGATCACCCGGCTCATGAACCCCTGCCCCCAAGCGTCCTCTGGCAGAAGGCTCATGAGCCGTTGCGGAGTGGCCCCAACGACCATACTAAGCTGCGGGGAATTGATCCTGATCTTCAAATCCTTCGTCCGCCGGACCTGGGAATAGGGATCAGGATCATACATGGCCGAAAGGCCGTCGGTCATCTCTGGGTCATACTTATGTATGAAGGTCCCGATCTCATCGGCCGCGATATACATACTATTATACTCCACCGGTTCCCTCGGTGGATCGATGATGAATTTCTTCGACGCTATCAGCGTGTCGACTAGACTCGCCCAGGTCATTGAAATCGGGGCCAGATGGAACTCCGGCAAGGTGCTGACCAGGGTCTTCGCCAGTCTCACCGTCCTGGTCTTCCCGGTCCCTGGATGGCCGACAAGCATTATATACAGGTTTGGATACAACGGACTTGTCGTCCAGACCCAAACCCTCTGCTCCAACACCGCCCCGATCACCGATATCGCTGTCCACTTACGCCATATTACTGGCGCTTCTAAGCCTCCTGTTCGTTCTGTAAACGATTCGATCCATGATGTCAATCTCCTTCTCGCGTCGCCGTTCGTCCCTACCCGTCCAGTTTTTGAGGCCATTAGGGTTGTCCTTGGAATACTCGCCCTTGTTCCATCCAGTCCTGCAATCATACGGTATCCGGAGGGTTCGGCCCTCCGCTAGGGGTATGGGAACAATGAGCTGCTCCATCAACAGAGGGACAATCTTGGCCTCATCCTTCTCTCGATACATGAACGTAAGTGCATCGTGGTCGTGCATCACCACTGGACAGATGTTCATGTGCCAAAGTTTCAATAGCGCCGCGTTCACTATATCCGCCAAACTCCCCTGCGGATCATAGGCCAAGGCCTCGCGGAATGTCTTCGGATCATTCCTCCGCTTGAAAAACCACCGTCTTCGGCCGGTGAGGGTGGTCAGATGCCCGAACTTCCTCAGCGACTCTTGCACATGTATGTGCCACTTCTTATGCGCCGGGAAAGCCTGGAAATAAACCGGCTGAAACTGCGCAATCGCGCTTACCGGGATTCGGGTCTGTTCGGCGATAGTGTCAGGCTGGCCACCATAATTGCTCCCATGTCCGATTTTCTTGCACATGAACCGGTAAGAGTGATGACGATAGAAGGGTTGGTCGGCGATGTCGCGATCCTTACTTGGGTCTCCGGTCCAACCGAGAGTAGGCCACACGAGCCTTGCAACAGCTGTATGAGGGTCGCCGGAGTTGCATGCTTCAAGGTATCGATCATCCCTGAATAGGTTCCACTCAACAGCTCCGACGCAAAAACTCTCTCCTGACTTTGCGTCAAACTTTCCAAACTTCCAGCCTCCGTCAGCAATAAGGACACCTCTGAGAGCTTCCTCAATATTTTGCAGGTTTCCTCCTGTCCCAAATTCTGATAGGCTTGAACTAAATCGACCTGTATTTGTCCCAGCAATGTTGTAGCTTGTTCGAATACGTCCATCTGGATCGATCCCTGTTTTGAGGACTGAAATCTTCTTCCCTAAATCCGCGAGCATGTTTAGGTGCGATAGAAATGGCCGAGCGATTTGGTAGTTCCAAAGATGTTCCCTCGCGGATGCATCAGCGGTCGGTCGGCCATGTTTCCTTACCGGCGGCAGGTCGAGGAAGTCGTAGAACATCGACTGCACATCGCCCGACGCTCGCCAATTAAACTTCTCCATCCCGAGGCCCTCGAAGGCCAATCGCTCGAGCTGGCGCTCCAAACGATCAACCTTCTCCATGAAGTCCTCGATAATGTCCGCTTTCTTCGACTGGTCGATCTTTATCCCTCGACAACGCATTTCCAACACCGGCCCTTGGAGCGCCTTGCTGAACTCATACGTCCTTCTTGTAACCTTGTCGAGCTGGCCGACCATCGCGTTGAAGGCCTCAAGAGTGACACAACAATCGAGGCCGTTATAAACCTGATCCTTTTCCCACGCGGTCAGGGTATCCGGGTTCGCCTCATGGGTTCTTATGATTTTCATCGGAGGGGGAAATCCTTTTCAATTCCACTCTCTCCTTGGCCTTGACTATCCGCCAGACCGCTCTTGCATCCTCACAGGCGAGGATCACATCAACCTCCTCAACTGTAAGCCAGTCCTTATAAGCCTCCACCGCTTCTCTTCGTTCGTCCCAATTGAAATAGATGATCGCGTTCATGTTAATCATCCCTCTTGATCGTCTCATGCTTCTTCCTCAGATGCTTCCATTCCCCCTCGTCCGAAAAGATGCTTCCAAGATACCCCAACCCCTTCAACGCTTCCGGCTGCAACGCATGGCTCAACAACATACTATCCTCCTCGGCCCCATAGGTCCTTATCCCTTGGGCCCGTAGAAGAAAGGCTATGTCATAGGCGCCGTTTTGGAACAGCTTCTTAATCCCTCGATCTCCAAGCACTGATCCAATAATTCTCCAGCATGCTTTTTCGTCCGCTGAAGTCTTCCAATAGCTTCCATTAGCTGTGCGTTCGTCATCGAATGGAATAACGATCGCTGCTCCTGTTCCGGGAGCAAAGCCCACGCAAGTGATCCGTGATCCATAAGTCTCAATGTCAACAGAAAGGATGTCGCATCCTTTAACATAGCGGTCAATGAACTCGCGGATATCTCCGAGCCCTGGTTCAATCCAGATTTCACGCGGTGGTCTCCTAATCTCCGGAAACTCGGCCTGTCGCTTCGCCTTCATGAAGTCAGCGATAACGGTCGGCCGCTCTTCCCATTTGCCTCTAAGGATATATGACGGATGATAAGTCGGAAGGACCTTAAACCCTTCCACGGTATGGGTTGATGAGAATGTGTAACCCCGGATTTTGGTGATCCCTCCCGCCTTCCCGGCCAAGGCCCATAAGGGCGTGTTACCTAACGCAATGATCAAATTCGGGTCCGCTCGAAGCAACTCATCGGCCAATCGATCGAGTTCCCCGGAATACTCCTGTCTGACGTAGAGCGACTTAAGCAAGGCCGGGTAGCCTGGAATTCCTTCCGCTCTTGGCCCACAGAGCAGTTCCAGTTTATTCCCCGGCGGATGGAGGTTGAAGACATTTGTCCTGTATATCTCAGGATGATTCTTCCAGACCCGGTTCAGTAAATGCGGATCGCCCATGCTCCAATAAGCATGTATGTCTTCATGATCCCTACTCGTCGCTTCTATTAGTTCCGCCTCGATCATCATGCGCAACAATTCGGCCCCCGTGTTGCCAACGAAGGGAACCTTCAACTTCTCTTCCTGTTCGCCGTATGCCTCGGCGATGACCACAATTGGCTTCACGGGGGCCTCCTCTATCAGTCGCTAGACATGACCTTGGCGATTTGCGCGAACACCGTCTCTCCGTCCTGGCTCGGCCGGTGCGTTACCAGTATCCTAACCCTGGCGTTGACGCACTCCTCATTCCTCTGCCGCCGTGTGGCCGGAACGGTGAGGTCGATCCCACACGCCTCGTGGAACTCATCAATCCGCCACTTGGCCTGATCGGTGATATACAGCGTATGCTTGATCGTTCGGTCTTCCAGACCCCCGGACTCTTCGAGTTCATCTGGAAGAACATCGTCGAGAGCGGCGATAACGCGGAGGGTGAACTCCGCGAATGGGGTCTTCTTCTGACTGCTCTCGTCATACCTCGGCGGTCCTGCAACAACCGCCTCATAAGTCCCACGCGCTAGCGGAACCGGCCGAATAACTTCATCCGGCGACTCGTCAAGAATCGTTGCGAAATGTGGTTGGATCATGGTAGTTCCTTTGGGGGTTTTGGTGGATGAGTGCTTTGGTGAATTGGAGGATGATGTTGTCTAGGTGTTGCTTTGCTTCTACAATCTCCCTGGTTGGATTGGCGATACCTTCCAGGGCCAGTCTAACATTGATCAGGTCCTGGACGGAAATCTTGGTCTCTTCCATCAAATCCTCCGCTTCAAGTGAACCACATTCTTCGGAGGATCGCGTAGAGTGGCGAAGAAATCGGCGAGGCCGGTTTCTATCGGAAGGGTCGGGGCCATGGCGAATGGCGCCGGGTTGGCTAGGTCGATCAGCGGAGTCGACGTGGTCCTGATCTGGCGCTTGTCATGCTTAGTCTCAAACAAGACCGCCGATGGGAACCTTTGCGCGATCTTCGGCGACAGCTTCTGACCCACCCCTTGCGGGAACCCCTTCGTCGTTCCGTCCGGCTGCTCTTGGAAAGTAATATGGGCCGTGACGATAACGTTCACCGCCATTGCGTCAGAGGTCAGCATGTCGAGGAATTTCTCCACGGCATCCTGCGCGTTCCCATACACCGCCCGGCCGTCATACTCCCCCTTCTTCCCGACCGGCATGATGCTTTCATGAAAGTCATAGGCCGCGTCACATAGGCGGCTCAGCGAGTCGATGACCAAGATGCAATCAGTATCCCACTCACTCGGAGGGCCCAGGTCCACGTCATCATACTTCCAGCGGTCACACATCTTCACCGCATCGATCCAGGCCTTTGGCTTCCCATCGATCATCGGGCCGCCAGGAGTGGATTTATACTTATCCCTGATCGTCCGATACTCCACACTCCCGGCCTTTTCCGGGCAAATATGCTGGACGAAATACTTTAAGACATCCAGCTTATTGTCCAGATCAAGTATCCTCAGCCTATACCCCGCCTTCACTAGACTTGTCAGGCTCCCCGTCTTTCCCGACATTGCGTTCCCGATCAGGAGGATTTTGATGAACTTGTTGCTCTGATGGTCGACTAGAGAGGGCATGGCGATATCTCCTGATAAGTTCCGCGAGGCATCTCCTAGCCTGCGCGTCGAAGAACACATTGGCTTCGTCGGTGACGTAGCCGATTATATCCTCATCCTTCATCGTGGTTTCAGCGGGTTCCATCTGTCCTCCGTTGGCAGTTGCACAAAGTCTGACTTCAGATACATACCCCGGACCGAAGGTGATTTCGAACAAACCTCCCGGAACGGACAACCTCCGTATTTGTCGCAAGCGGTGTCGTTCATCGGCCAATAGCCTTCTTCCGCGCAAGCTTCGGCCTGCTTTAGTGTGATCTTCAAATCGTTTAGCCATTCTTCCAATTGCTCCGGCGACCGATAAGTCAACCCCCGAACAAACCTGTTCGGTTCCTCCAGCAACACCTGCGCAGCATCGATCATCACCCCTTTAATCGGTGTGCCGGTGATGATCTGACCCG